AAAGTTGCTTCTTGAACTAGGAGAAATTTGGTGGTGGGAATCAAATCGTATGATTCCTATTAACATATTTTTAAAGAAAGAAATCTCAGCACTAAACTATTCTATAATTACAATGAATAGCAAAGATGTTAAAATCAGTGTTGGTCCTTGTGTAAACTTAAACAATCTTAACATAAAAAGAGTAAAACGTAAAAGTGTGCAAGTTATGAGGAAACCTGCTCGTTAAGTTGCTCGCAAATTAAATTCATATGAACTACAACACTTACAGCATATGCAACAGCGTGTGCTTTTTTAAAGTAGTATGATCCGTCAGTGGGTGCGACCCACACATTTTCTAATATCGTTGGCCAAGTTTCGTTGACAAGATGGCGTTTGGCAGGCCGAATCATCGCTAACACTGCTGCTAATTGTTCTACGTTTGTAGGGTTTGTTTTGCGAAGAATCTCTCCGTGTCCAGAGATATGAAAGATAAGATCTACGAAATCGTCGTGTTGTAAAAGACTCCATTCTGGTTCCTTGTTCATTAAACGTTGCAAGTGTTCTTCGTCTTCTATATCATTATAGATACTGACATTCAAAAAGTCAAGTTTAAAGTAGCCTCTGTCTTCTGCTGTTTTGTAATCAATAGTAGCCAAGTTATCCACAGGATTGTGCGGACACTCAGTTACATACACACCTGTATTGTGTTTTTTACCTGTATCTAGTTTTGCCACACGGTGTTGTATTTTATCTAATACAATACTTCGATCAGCAAAGTCGATATCAATATCAGGCATGTGGATACTCCTGTATCTTGTTCCAATGCATCTGGCCTTCTTTGGGTATTGTGCCTATATACTTTTCACCAGTTTCTCTATCGATCAAAATCCACTTCATTGGTGCTCGTGTTTTTACAACTAGTTCAACTGGCTCGTCTAGTTCATATACCGAAAGACCATTTTGTAATTTTCTAGAGTTCACCTTTTTCTCTCATTTCTGCTCTAATTTTTGTAGCACTAATATTGTGTATTTGTTCTCCTAAATCATGCTGTGTAAATGTATAACCAACACCACGACCATAACTAATATCTACAATATTTGGCACCTGCATAATAACATATTCTACGCCTTCTGTAAAGTTATGTTTTGCAAGTCCTGCAACAATATTTTGTCTTACTTCGTTCCACCTAAAAGGATTGTCGTCTTGCGTTGCTGTGCGTCCTGCACCTGCATCTTCACCAACAATACCACCTACGTCTCTTACCATTATGCACACTTGTCCTGTTTCGTTAAGTGCTTTTTTAAATAGCGCAGTATGACCATCGTGCCATGGCTGCCAACGTCCTAACATTTGTGCTGTAGGTTTCTTCCAATCAAACATTGTTTCTCTCCATCCATCTTTTTACCACTGGCATTAATTGTTCGTGTGTATCAGTAAACCAGCCTTTTACATGATAATCACAATGTGGAGGTTCTACAAACATTTTGTTTGTATCTTCAAATCTGCCTTCTTTGATTGTGTCCATCCACACTGTAAAGTCTGGGTTGAATTCTAAACGTGCTTGTTCAGTAGGACATACAAAATCAGCAACAGCAACTTTGCCTGCCATTACAACACCATCTGCTAAGTAACGCATACGTGCTGCCTGACGCATACGACCTTCTGGAGAGAAGTCCCAATCGTTGTAATGACTTCTAACGTTGTCTGCATTTATATGCACGCCGCCTATTAATTCTGCAAAAGGTTTTGCAAGGGTAGTTTTTCCACTACCAGGTAATCCAAATATTAATATTTTCAAATTTTTGCCTCTTTCACTATTTGTTGAACTAGTTCGACATCCTTAGGATGTCTTTTAAATCTCATAGCCCAGTGTGCTGGATCTAAAACGTTAGCCAGTATACTCAACTGTTCATCATTAAATTCATTTAATACTTTTTTTCCACTTGAACAATTTAACACAAGCCATGGAGATATTTTGCCGTCTTTGATATCCCATGTAATTCTATTTGGCGAAGCATACAAAAAATAATGATTGTAACTAGATTGTTTCTTTTCAGCCCAGTCCATCATTGTTTTAATACTACGCTCTAATGCTGTTTCAACTCCTTCTTTACGAATAAGTTCAATAGCATATTTTTCATACATTTCTTCCCTACACCAATGATCAAGTTTTACATTGCTTGTAACAACATAATCAATATACTTGTCAGGATACAAAGGCCTAACGTTATTAACAAAACTGCCGAACTTAACAAAAGCATTGTAAAACGATGACTTAACAAAGTCTTCATATGTTTTATCCTTTTTGTGACCTGCACTTAATTTATAAAATCTTTGGAATGCATAAAATCCTACTTGTGTTGGTTTGTCATCTTTTTGCAGCCAACGTCTTTTTGGCTCACACACGTGAGCTATCAGTGTGCTTTCTTTTACATAACTTTTTCCACAATATTCACAAGCGTAATTAGATGTCAACTTTTTCAAACCCGTGTTCTGTTGCGAGTTCTTTGATTTCTTTTTTTGTAGATATTCTAGCAAGTAACTCAACCTCGTCTTGTTTCATATTTGGGTAAATCTGTGCTAGCAATTTTACAGATTTACTATTTGAATCTTTTTTCTGTTTTAAACCTAACCACTGATGAAATTCGATTTTTCCAGTGCCTCCACTTGCACACAATAACTGCCATAACAGTTGCTTGTGATTTTTTTGCAAGTCGTTGAAGTTTTTATTGTAGTATTCGTTAGTTTTAAATACTGCTAATGCCTGTTTTTCATAGCTGCCTTTTACACTACTGACGTAACGATTCAACAACCAAAAGCTAACCTGCTTTCTTTCGTCGTCGCTTAATTCTTTCCATGCACCTTTTGCATTAAAATCAATTGCTGCAAGTATATCTTTTAAAGGTAACTTTTCTGCCATTTTTCTAAATCCTCTGGCGTGTTAATCTCAATACCGTCAAACTCAACTTCCACTACGCCAATCTTGATACCGTTTTGTATCCAACGCAGTTGTTCTAGTTTTTCAATATCTTCTTCAGGAAACTTTTGACTTACTGTATACATTGCCTTAGCTTCTCTATTGTAACCATACACACCCAAATGATGATCTCCATATTGTAAACTTGCACGTAAGAACCAATGAGCTCGGCCTCTACTGTGTATCATTTTAACACTGTTTGGATCATTTCGCAAGTTAAAATCCATTGGCGTGTATGCAGTTGCTACATCGCTTTGTTGCAATGCACTTTCAACTGCACGTATTATATCTTCGTTAATGTCTGGCATGTCACCTTGCACGTTTATATATCTATCATATTGTAACACTTCGTCGATAACTTGCATACAACGTTCTGTGCCATTGTCTGCTTCTTGTGTCATTAAACATTTACTTGCACCCAAATAGTTATAAATGTCTTGATGATCAGTAAGCACATATGTATCTAATCCTGTAGCAGCACACTTGTTATAAACGTGTTCTACTAAGGGAACACCGTTTAGCTTTGCCATCATTTTGCCTGGAAATCTAGTGCTAGCATATCTAGCCGGTATTAGTATTGCTGTTGTCATAACCAACTCCAGTCTGTAGCAGCATCATATGTAACTTTTATTTGTTTCACTACATCTTCAAAATCGTCTAATTTCAACATGTTAGGACCATCGCTTGGTGCATTATCCGGATCAGGATGAACTTCTAAAAAGAAGTTGTTAACACCCATAGCAGCGGCAGCACGAGCAAGACGAGGAACATATTCACGATTGCCGCCGCTACTGTTACCTTGTCCTCCTGGCTTTTGGACACTGTGCGTGACGTCAAAAACTACATTGTCAAAATGGTCAAGCATATACTGAATGCCAGTAAAGTCAACGACCAATGTGTTATATCCAAAACTTGTTCCCCTTTCGGTTATCCATATATCTTTAGCACCTGTAGTTTTACTAAGAACACCTTCCATATCCCATGGTGCTAAAAACTGTCCTTTTTTAATGTTGACAATTTTTCCTGTATCAACTGCTGCTCGTATTAGGTCAGTCTGTCTACATAAAAATGCAGGAATTTGGTAAACGTCTACAGCACTTTTATAATTTTTTTCTATATACTTAACATCCTCAACAGAATGAACATCTGTAAGCGTCCATACATTGAGTGCTGTGGCTTTGATAGACATAAAATCTCTCATGGTAGAATTGATACCAACTCCCCTAATACCATCAGCCGACGTTCTATTTGCTTTATCGTAGCTGGCTTTGAATGTATACAGTATACCATACTTGTCGCACACACGTTTACATTCTCTTGCTATTTCTGCACTTTGTCCTAATCCTTCGTGCTGACAAGGGCCTGCTATAATTCTCATTTTTCTTCCTTTAACACCATGTATGTTGTAATGGCTTTTTGTAGTTGTTTTTTTAATGTCGGATATTCTTTTGCTAGATCCATCATTTCTTGCCATTGTCCGTAGCTAAACAAATTTCCTTGCTCCTTAGATACAGCATCAGGATCCCCACCTATAACCCAACGAGGTTCATTATTATAGGGGGGATCTCTATAACGTGCATACACTACACCATTTGCACGTTCGTATATTAATGCTTCACCGGGAATCAAATCAGGCACTTTTAAGGCGCTCTATTAGTTCCTCTTTTTTAAGACTTGCATTGGCTTTGATACCACGTGCCTTTGCTTCCTCTAACAAGCCTTTTTTACTTAATGCACTAAAATCTACAATCTTTTCTTTAGCTTTTGATTTTGCTTTTGTTGCAACTTTTTTTGCTACAGGTTTTGCTGTAGCAACTTTTTCTTTTACTTTTTCAATATTTTCAGCTGCTGCATTCAAGTCTACTGTTTCTACCTTACCTGCAAATATTCTTCTTAGCCATCCAAACATTATTTTCTCCTTTTGTCTGTGACTTGTGTGCCAATAGTTCTTCTAACTATATCGTCATGATTAAATTCAGCCCAGTAAAGTTCAAAAGCGACACCGTCTTCCAAACCTTCAAACTGGTGAATTTTACCAGGCTTTACTTGTGTAAAGTCCCCGGCTTCAAGTATAGTCTCGTCGACTAAACCTTCTTGGTCAGCGTCTTGCCAAACACGCACAATCATTTTACCCGATTCAACAA